AATTACCTTCCGCGACTGGCAATCTCTAATTCTAGGATTGATCATGGCCGCACGTCGCGTTACAAATAAGAAGTTCAAGCGCGAAAAGGTTAAGCGCATCACCAAAACCGAAGAGTACTTGATTAATTCTAAGTATCTCGGTGATGAACCGGTTTATTCTTCAACCAAGATTCTAGACGAAGCAGAGCTTGGCAAGATCTATAACTGGTATGCTTATATGTGTACCGTTTCAGATGCTCGGCAATATATCATCGATTTTATGAATAAGATCGGTAAGAAGCAAGTAGCTGCTTCTATTGAAAAGATTCACGACAACAAGATTCCACTTACTGCCGGTTGGATTTGCAGAATCCTTCATCGTGGTGGAAAGCTGACCGATCGTTCCAAGGAATTCATGCTCTCACGTGTGAAGGCGTGTGTTGAATTCAACACCAATGCTGAAATCGTTGAGAAGAAGCAAGTTAAGGTTCCTCATGACATTCAGCGTTCTATCCGCGATAAGGCGAGAGACGTCATCGGTAGCATTGAATCGATGATTGATTCCCGTGAGGAATTTTCTGTATATGAATATATGCAGAAGAATGAGCTGCCGGCAATGTATGCTTCTTATGTTGTTGAATACTACGAGAAGCAGCTGAATGAATTTATTGAAGCATCAACCACCAAGGATGAACAGCTCAAGGAAGGCTACAAGAAGTTTGGTCGTGTCAAGCTTAAAAAGATGATCGATCAGTATACTTCTATTGTGGAAGATGCGAAGCGTTATGGTGATAATACGAAGAAGGTTCGTAAGGTTACACGTAAGCCTAAGGTTATGACCAACGAGCGTCTCATGAAGAACTTCAAGTTTAAGAAGGAAGATCATGAATTGAAGCTCGTGTCTGTCAATCCAGAGTCTATCATTGGGGCAGAAGAGCTCTGGGCATATAACACAAAGAACAAAATTCTTTCCGTGTTTCGTGCGGTTGATCGTGGTGGATTGTCAATCAAGACTGTCCATGTGACTAACGTGGATGAAAAAGCGTGTCTATCCAAGAGACTCCGTAAGCCAGAAGAGGCTATTGCCAAGCTTCTACAAGCCGGCAAGATCGGACTTAAGAAGTTCATGGACGAGTTGACTACCAAGCCGTCTTACTTCACAACCCGTATCAGTTCTGATACAGTTCTATTGAGAATTGTCAAATAGGGTTGTACAAAATCAGCCAACCATAGTATAATAGGTATATTATGACAATCCATTACGAGTTCCCTCACAACATCAGCCTTGACGAAGTCAAGCAGATTGTTTTGGAAAATCCTTCGTTCTACATTGGAGAACGTGATGGATATATCGTGGCCAATTATCTTGTATCTGGGTCAGCAACCCATCCGCCTGTAGTGGATCGTAAGACTGCTATCATGCGTGAGCTCCGTGGACTCATGTTTGACCATGATGGAAACTTGATTTCTCGCCGTTTTCAGAAGTTCTTCAACTTCGGGGAACGTGAAGACGTTATGTCTTTGGACCTGTCGAAGCCGCACACTATCCTAGAAAAGCTTGATGGGTCTATGATCACTCCGGTATACATCAACGATACTATTCGTTGGTGCACCAAGATGGGTGTGACTGATGTGGCTTCTCAGGCTGAAGCTTTTGTGGCTGCAAATCCGAATTATGCGGAATTCGCCGAGAGCCTTTTGCCTAGCTATACTCCCATTTTCGAATGGTGCTCGCGTTCTCAGCGTATCGTAATCGATTATCCTGAAGATCAACTTGTCCTAGTAGCTATCCGTGATGTACATTATGGGTTGTACGTGGTCGAGGATCTCGTAGAGAAAGTAGCTAAGGATTACGATATTCCTGTTGTTCAGGCTTTGGCGCCTATGTCAAATCTTGATGACTTTATTGTCGAGCTTCGTAAGCGCGAAGATATCGAAGGGGTAGTTATTCGTTTCGATGATGGCCATATGATCAAGATAAAGACGGATGCGTATATCACTCTTCATCGTGCTAAGTCGCTTCTAGAAAATGAACGTGATGTCGTCGAATGTGTTCTTACGGACAAGGTTGATGATCTTCTAGCTATCCTTCCGGATACGGATAAGTATCGTCTAATCAAGTTTCGTGATGACGTCATTGTAGACATTAACACTACTGTATTCAAGGTTAACCTTTTTTTGAATATTCTCCGTGAAGATAACGTTTCAAGAAAGCAGTTTTCCGTGGAGAACCCTAAGCTTGATCCTATGCTTAGAATGTTTATCTTTAAGCATTGGGGTGATGATTGCACATATCAGTCTGTTTCTGAATATGCGCTACGTAACCTTGGGTCTAATCGTTCATTCGAAAAGCTCAAGACTCTGTTTATTGCTGCTAAGTGGAAAGAAGTAAAGGTCAATGACTAGCAAAATTATCTCTGTCTTGGTTGGTGTTCCGGCTAGTGGCAAAACCACTTACCGGAATTCGGTTAATGCTGCCAACTTCGTGGTGGTGTCTTCGGATGACATCATAGAAGAGTTGTGTGCTAATGCAGGCGTGACTTACAATGAAGGGTTTTCGAAGTTTATCAATGAGGCTACTCGTATCTTCAATGACAAGCTTGGGAAGGCTCTTAACAACGGCGAGTGCATTCTCGTGGATCGCACTAATCTGACTAAGCGGTCTCGTAATGCTATTTTGTCCCGCGTGCCTGATTCCTATTATCGAGAGGCTATTGTGCTTCCCATTCCGGAAATGTCTACTTGGATTGAGCGCCTTGCCTCCAGGCCGGACAAGCAAATTCCTGGGCATGTTCTGAAGAACATGGTGGCTACGTATGAGGTTCCTACTGAAGACGAAGGATTTGACACTGTGATTTTTAAACATGTCCTTTAATCCAGCAACCGATTGCCCCCGGGAAGATTGTCATATTCATGAAACTCCCGTGGGCACAACCTGCGTGTATTATCCGCCGGTTTATGATAAGTATGGAAATAACATAAACCCGGATGGTAATGTCTCAACTTATCATATGCACTGTTATACGTGTGATAAGAAATGGGTAGATTCCTATCAATTTGGCGAGAAGATTGAAAATGCAGGATAAACAGGCGTTTATTGATGGTGTCATGGTCCTGGTTGAAACCCAGGGACTGACATATATGGAGGCTGTAATTGAGTGGTGTGCTAGGCATTCCATCGAAATTGAGGCAGTTGCACCACTAATTAAAAAGAATAAGTCTTTGAAATTGTTGGTAAAAAAGGAAGCCGAAGATCTAAATTTTATCAAGAAGACAGGGGCGCGGCTTCCGGTATAAATACCCCGTACTGGAGGGGTTTTAATGCGGATTAATATTCTCGGAAGACCTACTAAAAAGGTTAGTAAAAAGCAATTAGAACAAGCCGGAAGATGGTTTTGCAAGAAACTATTCGACACAAGTACTCTCAGAAGACTAAAATTACAAGTCAAGTTAAACATTAATGATCCGTATCTATTTGGAGAGTCTTATTATGATAATCCAAAAACATGTAATTATCGATACGATATAAGCCTTAATCGCCATCTCGGTGATAAAAGAATGGTTGCTACACTAGCTCATGAGTTAGTACACGTAAAACAATACGTGTACGGTGAATATGTTAAATTCACAAGGGCAGATAAAGAGCATTTGATCAAATGGTGCGGTAAATACATTGACCACCAAACTACACCATATTGGGAATACCCGTGGGAAATTGAAGCATGCGGCTTAGAGGTTTGTTTATACCATCAATACTGTGAAGAAGTTGAACACTAAAAGGAGTAAATTATGGAAGCTACTATTAAGGCGAATGACGACGAATTTCTCTACGTAACTAATAAGGACATCGTCGACAAGGACGGAAATCCAATTCGATGGATTCATGAAGATGCTGTGAAGAAGAACACTGAAGTATTCGCAGCGGCCTCGACCAAGCTTATTACTGGCACATGCGACCTAGCTGAAGAAATGTTCGCTGTTAGGTATGATCTAGTGCATCAGAAGGATCTTACCGATAAGATGAAGTATGATATGTTGTGTGATGCCATGCTTATCTTTGAAATTGAGTTTGACAAGATGGTCAGAGAGATTGCAGACAGTGCAGACCCAGTCGCAGCTTAGTAGAGAAGAAATCGTAGCGTTAGTAGAGAAGCTTTACTACGCTCATATTTCTAAGTCTACAACCAGGTATAATAATACTAAGAAAATCTTGGCAGAGATCTTTCAAAAGGTTTTGAATAGAACAACATGACTCCATTTGAATGCTACGTAGAATACAATGCGTTGAAGCGCCATTTTACTTCTACGTATGATTATTTCAAATATAGAGGTAAGCTAAAACTGTCCCAGAAAACCTTTGACTCTAGAGGTGATAAGGTTTTCTTTGCGAAGGTAGCAAAGCACCGTGATCCTACCGGGTTCATTGTTGCTAATCTTTTGGTTAATCAAAAGGCCTGGATTCGTGACATTGCCTATTCAGAACAGGCAGAACGCATATATGCTGAATGGATTAAGAAGAAGGAATCGCTATCTTATACGTTCAAATCAGATTTGAAGAAACTGGATTTGGATTTCGATTCTAACCTAAAGGTTAAATCCGGCGAACATCCACTATTGATTAAACTATACCTAGGGGATGAAATCAATTTCGAAACTGTCTGTATTATTTGTCAAATAACAGAATGTCTTGTATACTGGGAGCGTAAGCTCTTAGGTGATCCTGTTATAGAGGAGGTATGTACTAAGATCAAAAAGTATCTACCGTTCATGAATACTGATGGCAAAAAATATGAAAAAATAATTGTCGATTTTTACTCGACGGTTTAAACCGGCAGTATAAATATACTGAGCGTGTATGCTCTTATACAGTTAATACATAAAATACGATAACATACAAGGAAATACAATGGTTGATTTTAAGACACTAAAGAAGAATTCGGGAGCTAACTCCCTCCTAGCTATCCAGGGTGAACTGGAAAAGCTCACAAACAAATCCGAAAATTCAAATGATGAACGCTTCTGGCAGCCTACGGTTGATAAGGCCGGTAATGGTTATGCTGTAATTCGTTTCTTGCCGCCTCCAGGTGATGAACCTACTGCGTTCATTCGTTACTTCCGTCATTCGTTCCAGGGTCCTACTGGTCTGTGGTACATTGAAAACTCTCTTACTTCACTTGGTAAGGATGATCCGGTTGGTCAGTTTAACACTGAGCTGTGGAACACTGGTCTAGAGTCCAACAAGAAGATTGCTTCGAAGCAGAAGCGTAAGTTGACATTCGTGTCCAACATCTACGTCGTTACCGATCAGGGAAATCCTGATAACGAAGGTAAGGTATTCCTCTTCCGTTATGGTAAGAAGATCTTCGACAAGTTGAACGAAGTAATGAACCCTGAGTTCCCGGACGAGCAGCCAATGAATCCGTTCGATCTTTGGGAAGGTGCTAACCTGGCACTTAAGGTTAGAAACGTTGAGGGTTATCGTAACTACGATAAGTCTGCCTTCATGAGCAAGAGCGCATTGCTTGATGATGACGCCAAGCTTGAGGCTATCTGGAAAAGCCAGCATTCTCTACAGGAATTCCTGGATCCTAAGAACTTCAAGACGTACGATGTACTTAAGTCTCGTATGAATCTGGTTCTGGCAAATCCTGCCAAGGCTAATATTCCGGCTGCCGATGCTGCTGCACTTCCTTCACGTTCTGCAGCCCAGGATGTTAAGGAAGAAATCGAGTCAGCCGGTGCTTCTGGTGAGGACGATGAAGACGTCGCCTTCTTCACTAAGATGGCTACTCGCTAAGCTAATAATTACTGATAAGAAAAAGAGGCTCTTCGGAGCCTCTTTTTTTATTCAAATGCATAGCCAGGAATTTTGCTTCTATCACCAACGTTCAAGTCAAATAGCTGAGCCAGCATTCTATTTGAAGGCATAGCAGGCGGCATATCATTTCTTGTGTTTTCATCATAT